AAGACGATGAGCCTAAAACCACTCGTAAACAATAAAGATATCTGGGATGCTTTTAATAAAGAATTAGATGCTAGATTACAGCAAGTTCATATTCAAATGGAACAAGCGACTGTAGCAGAAACACTGTATAGGTTACAAGGGCAAGCATTCTGCTTACGTAAATTAAAAATGCTGAGAGATCATGTAAATGGGCAAGGATAAAGAAGCTACACGCAAAAAATCTAGTCCTATTGATACTGGTCAAAAAACTGTAACTGGTAGAACTATATGGCGTGATCCAAAGACAGGTAAAGATTATTCTGAACGTAGTACTACGTTTGAAATAGATGGTATATACTACACTATGCCTACTGTAGATAAAAAGGGTTCACAGTACACACAAGATCAGATTAGAGAATATGTTAAAGAATATGGTCCTATTGATTATATAACAGGGGAAGAACTACCTCAGTTTAAAAATGAAGAGGATGCTATTGAATATGCAATAATCAGATCAAAGACTAGAAAACAAAAAGAATTTAATAAAGGTGGCGATGTTAATTCTCAAACAAAAGAAGTTTTTAGCAGTGGGCGCAACAGACCAAGACGAAATGTTAGTCAAGATTATTTAGACAGATCTAAAGAAGCCAGTAAACAAACTGTAGAAAATATAGCTGGTATGCTTCCTGGTGTTGGAACTGCTATAACTGTTTCCGATATTAAAGAAGAGCTAGGGAAAGATGATCCTAATTATGGTAAAGTAGGGTTGATGGTTGCAGGTGAAGCTGTAGGTCTTGTTCCTGGTGTAGGTCAAGTAGGCAAAGCGCTAATACGAAAAACTACTACAAAATTATTTGATAAAGCTGCAGATGCAAAAGAAGCAGAAAGACTTCTTAAAGATCCTGAAGCATTAGAGCAGTGGCGTAAAGAAAATAAACTGCCTGAGTCACAAAGACAAAAGAATCCTGAAGGATCAAAAAAGGCAGCATCTGATTTACTAGAAGGTGAAATTACTTCTAAAGAATCTAGGCAAAGAATAAAAGATTTTATTCCTGATCCAGAAGAGTTTACTGCAGAGCAAGTCTTAGACATGATGCCTAGTCTTACTGAGATAACAGGATCACTAGGTAAAAAAGCTAAAAAGTATCCTATTATAGGAGTTAAAGGAGCAGACTTAAAAAAAGGACAAACAGTTTCTTCTAGATTAGATATTCCTGCCTATGATGATTATAATACATGGGTAGTATCTATTCACGATGGTAATCAAAAGTCAGGTAGTGTTGTTGGGTATGGACAAGCTATTAGATTAAAGAATATTAACTTCGGTTCAGATCCTAAGACAGCCCTTGATATTGCTAGAGGCAAAAGACTTGTTCAAGCTACAGGAGAAGATGCTCCTAAACCTCAAGGTAAAGCTACTATTGCTCGTATCTTTGGAAAGTATCAGCCTGAAGATCCTTATGATTTACAACAACAAGCTGCTGAGATAATAGCTTCAGGTTCAAAAGAGTGGACACAGGTAGGAATGAACCCTTATCGTGGAAGTGCTTTTTACAATAAAAAAACTGGTGCTCCTGTATTTGAAGCCGATGAAATAATTCAAGTTGGTCCTCTTGTACTGGCTAAAAATGTAAAGAAACCCACTATCTCTCAAATGAAGCAAATGGCTGTAAGGACAAGAGATGGTAAACTAAGAATGTTTAATGAAGGTGGTACAGCAATGAATAAACAGATGGAAATGGCCTTTATGCAACAGGGCGGTATTAAAGACGATGGCATGGCTAAAGATCCTGTTTCAGGCAATCCTATCCCCCCTGGCTCTATGGCTAAAGAAGTTCGAGACGATATTCCTGCTATGTTATCTGAAGGTGAATACGTTGTTCCTGCTGATGTTTTACGATTTTATGGAGTAAACTTTTTTGAAGATTTAAGAGGTAAAGCAAAGCAAGGCTTGCAGAATATGGAAGCTAATGGTAGAATAGGTGGTGAGCCATTAAGTCCTCAAGACATAAACAGGAATATGCAGAAACCTGCAGCCCCTAGTCCTGCGCCTAGGCCACAGACAAAATCTTTTGGATCACCCCTTCCAATACCTTTTGACCCTAACTCAACGACTATGAGTGCAGGTGGTGTTGCAGGATACAACATATCAGGTCTTACGTCTGGTATGCCTAACTCCTCCAGTAATGTTGGGCAAAATCAATCAGTGCCAATTAATTCTTACCCAAATCAACCTGCAAGTGGATTTTCACCCTCTTCTTTTAATTATGTAGGGGCTTCAACATTTGGTCCTATAGGAGATACAATAACTCAAAAAACATTTGTTAATTCAAATGATCCCAACGACAAAAGAATAGTTATGTTTAAAAATGGTGAGGTATACCCACCTTCAATGATGCCATTTACTAAACCTCCTTATTTTGAGCAAGGTTCTGCATCCCTTAAAAAACAAGCAGAACCTGAAGTAAAAAAAGATAGAGATGGAGGAGGAGGTAAGCCTCCCCCTGATCCCGACAAGTGGATGGACAAGTACGACTATACAAATGCTGATACCTTAGTTCAGCAAACTAAATCTGCGTTAGATCCTGGATCAGGAGGTTTTTTAGGAAATCTTAATCCTCTTAGTCAAATTATGTCAGCAGGAACAGTAGCAGAAGCAAGTGCCAATATAAGATTACTTGAAGCAAAAGGAATTGACGTTACAGAACTTAACGAAATGAAGTCAACTTTTATTGAGAAAAAAGGTATACAATGGATACAAGACACTATTCCAGGCGTTATGGATGGAGACATTCTCGCAAATAATGTCACTAAAAGATTTGGCAAGGATGATAATTTCTTATCAACAGGTGTTAATGTAGTTTCTCCACCAATTAAAACAGTTAAACCTGATTATGATGCTGGACCAACAGTTGAAGAATATAAAGAAGATGCCAAGAAAAAGAAAGACGACGATCCAACTAAAACTGCATCTCAAATTGCTGCAGAACTTGCTAACGAAAGTGGAAGAGGTATTTCTGCAAACAAATCTACAGCTTTAGATTTTAGTAAACCATCTCCACATCAAGATATGTCTCAAGCAAAGCAATATGCTTCTTATGGAGCAGGTAGAGCAAGTTTTGATGCAAATAAAAAAGCAAAAGGCGGCTTAATGGCTAAAAAGAAACGACAACGATAAGGCTACCCAGCAATAATGCTGGCCCCAACATAAAGAGGAATGTACTATGCCTGAATTAGCACAAATAGAAACTCAAAAAACTGCAGGTTTTGTAGATCGTGGATATAGTTACGAACGAAAGCGTAAACGACTCGAAGAAGAAGAAGCAGAGATTGCCAAATTGGAAGCAGAGGCACGAGGTGAAGAAGTTAAGGAGGAGGAATCCGATAGCGAGGCAACTGAGGACTCCCAAGTTCAAGCCACAAGTGATCCCCAACAAGAAGAAACCCAAGAGGCATCAGAAGCACAAGAAGATGATAGTAATTTAAGCGCTGAAGAAAAGTCTTTTAAGAAACGCTATGGTGACTTGCGTAGGCACATGCAAGAAAAAGAAAAAGAATGGAATACTAAAATAGAAGCTATTGAAAAGCGTAAAACAAAAGACAGCATTGTACCTCCTAAATCAGATGAAGATATTGAAAAGTGGCAAAAAGAATATCCTGATGTTGCTGGGATTGTAGAGCGCATAGCTTCCGAAAAAGCTAAAGAAATGTTCAGTAAAGCAGAGTCACGTTTAAAAGAATTAGATGAAGCGCACTCTGAAGCTTTACGCATGAAATCAGAAAATTTAATTCGTAAGTCTCACGAGGATTTTGATGATTTACGTCAATCTGATAAGTTTCATAATTGGGCAGACGAGCAGCCTAAATGGGTTAAAGATGCTCTTTATGAAAATATGGATGATCCAGAATCAGTAATTCGTGTAATTGATTTGTTTAAAATTGATAATGATATGACGCTTAGTGCTAAAAGAAAAAGCAAAAAGGCTGCTGCATCATCAGTTACAAAAGGTTCTAGATCTAGACCTGATGCTTCAGGGCAACAAGGTGTATTCAAAGAGTCTGAAATAACTAAAATGTCAGATAAAGAATTTGAAGAAAACGAAAAATTAATTATGGAAGCACAACGTAAAGGTAAATTTATCTATGACGTTACTGGTTCCGCACGATAATAGTTGACAGTTTTAAAGTCAGCTATATAACTACCTGTATCTAACGTGAAACCTCCTTATATGGACTACTTTCACAGATACTTTTTTCCAAAAAGTCTAAACTTTAAAGAACTACCTGTTAAAGCACAGGCCCATTAGACCTTTGTAGGCCAATCAAAGATCTTTTGCACCCTGTCAAATTATCAGCCTCTTTTAGGTGTTTAGCTTCATTTAAGCCAAATATCATGGAGGATTTCAAAATGGCTTTTCAAACCGCATCGGGCTATGGTAATCTCCCCAATGGGAATTTTTCCAGCGTCATCTACAGTCGAAAGGTTCAGCTCGCCTTTCGTAAAACTACAGTTGTAGGTGATATAACTAACAGTGATTATTTTGGGGAGATTAGCGCCCAAGGTGATACTGTTCGCATTGTCAAGGAACCTGAAATTTCAGTGTCGCAGTATGCAAGAGGCACGACAGTACAGGCACAAGATCTTGACGATGAAGACTTTTCTCTGGTAATAGACAAGAGTAACTACTACGCTTTTAAGATCGATGATATCGAAGAGGCGCATAGTCACGTCAATTTTCTTCAGCTTGCAACAGATCGTGCAGCTTATCGTCTTGCGGATAATCATGACCAAGAAGTTCTAGGTTATATGGCAGGATATAAGCAAACAGCTTTGCATTCGGCTGCAGGTACTGTCAACGATGTTGTTAATGGTACTAAAGCAGTAGCGACTGCAGGTTCAGACGAATTGCTTTCAAGCATGAAATTGAAAAAGGGTGACTTTAGCAATATTACCACAGGATCTGCAGGGGATCACTCAATTCCTCTCGCAATTCGTCTACCAGGGGCTACATCTCTACCGACAGCTACAGCTTCACCATTGCAGGTTGTTGCACGTATGGCTCGTTTGCTAGATCAGCAGCAAGTTGATACACAAGGTAGATATTTGATCGTGGACCCAGTTTTCATGGAGCTACTTCGCGATGAAGACAGCCGCTTCATGAATGCAGACTATGGTGAGTCTGGTGGTATTCGTAATGGCCTTACTATTAACAACTTCCATGGGTTTCGTTTGTACTCATCTTCAAACCTTCCCAAGGTAGGCACTGGACCTGGAACTGCAGGATCTGCGAACCAGAACACTAACTTTGGCGTTCTGTTAGCTGGTCATGACTCTGCTGTTGCTACTGCAGAGCAGATTAGTAAGACTGAAACGTATCGTGACCCTGATTCCTTTGCGGATATAGTGCGCGGTATGCATTTATATGGCAGAAAAATACTTCGTCCAGAAGCTATTGTAACTGCCAAGTATAACGTAGCGTAAGGAGGTAATAGATTATGGCTACTTATGATATGACTTCCAAAGCAACTATTGGAGTAAATTCTGATAGCATTGCTGCTGCGTACTCGCGTTATCAGTCCATGGGAATGTACATGCGAGAAGCAACCCTTGATATAAGTAAAATGGTTGCTGCTGGTTACTCAATGACTTCAGGAGATGTTTTTCAACTCCTAGAAATACCTGCTAACACAATGGTGTTGTTTGCAGGTGCAGAAGTCACAACTGCTTTTAATGGTACTTCACCAACAGTAGATATTGATTTTGCTGCAGGTGACGATGTTGTTGATGGTGCTTCTGTAGCGTCTACTGGCTTTTTAGCTAGTGGCTCTAATGGAACTGCAATGTCAACATCAGGAACCATTACATTTACTCAACACGTAACTGCTACAGATACGATTGACGTAAAGCTAGAAGCATCT